ACTCATCACAATACGCCATAGTTTGGCTACTTTTACATCTGAGTCTTCTCTTGGTATGATAGTAAAGGCAGGTGCCTGTGATGTCAGCATGGCCTTCAGTTTTTCAACAGCAGGGCCCATTCTATCCATTGGCACAGCTGCCTGATTGCGCAATTCTAACTCATCAACTTCATTACTTTCGAAGTGATTACCGTAGAAGAAGTCAATATCTGTACGAGCCTCTGTATCCCAACCAGAGCGTGCATCACGATAGCGCTGATATAACTCTTGAGAAAGCTTGGCTCTCGGGTCTTCAGGTATTTGCATTTATACGTTATGAATATATAGCTAAAAAATACAGTATGTCAACAAAAATAGCAACTTTTTTTAATTTACCCTTGCTCCGGTAAACCAGTTGTATTTTTTTAGTACACTACGCTTACCTATCTTACCATACTCATCTTTTGTCATCTTCTTGCTTAATGGAGGCTTTGCATAGTAATCAGCATAATATAGAGCATCCATAAGATCATCATTCTTAGGGAATGGATGTTCAAAGAACTCATCCACTATTTCTGTCATATTACGCCTTATATAAAGTCTTTTACTATTTACCAATGGCCCCAGCGATGTTTCCAGCCTATCTTCCTTCTTTATACCACCGGGTGGTTTAACACCCTTGAATATACCGGGCATCAGCCTTCTATCTGTCTTTGCCATCCTAGTGACCATATCTCTTACCATTTCCTGAGCAGCTACTGTTTCTATGGTAACTCTCTTCACAGGCTGATATTTCTTGGCCATTTCAATTATTTTATCAGGTAGATCGAATGTAGGTATCCTTTCCCTGAAATATTCCAGTATATACCTATTATTCTCCTTATCAACAGCTATAACCACAATTGCCTGATAATCAGACTTCTTTGTGGCAGTAGCGGCAATATCAACACCAATATATATATTAACAGGGATCATATCCTCATCAGCATCAAGATAGGCAAATTTATCCTTTGGCTGAAAAGGATAGTTATGATACTGTATTCTGTCAATTTTGAACGCTGCGTCAGATATATCCCTAGCATCATTCATATACTCCTGTGCATACTTATTAACAAGCCCAGCCTCTATAAACTCCCTTTTCTTTGATTCAAGTTTAGATATTGGAAATTGATCTGGCCATAACGGCTTATCATTCTCAATAGCCCTATAGAATGTCACATCCCAAGGATATATTCTTTCCTCACGCTTTGCATCCCTATATCCCTCTACTACCATCTGTAGAAAGCTGTCATAATGTACAATAGTACCTGCCATCCATATCCATCCCTCATTTCCCGGTGATTCCTCAAGGGCTGGGAATACAGTTGATACGATCCACCTTTTGATCTCATTCCTTCTTTCGGGTGTCTTGGTATTCAATTCAGACTCGAAATCATCAAGTATGATACCAGTATACCGTACATCTATCTCAGTTCTACCACGAAGACGCTGAGAAGTTCCCTTTGCTATCAATCTATCTCCCTTAGCAGTGACAATATCCTTTTCAGTCCATCTACTACCAACAGCATCACCTGCCATATTGCCAAAGTAGTACCTTATCTTATCATTATACTCAATATGGGTCTTTACATACTTCAGATGATCAATGGCCTGTCCCTGTTCCTCAGCAACCCAAGCCATGAATAGTCTGGAACCCTGAGGAGAGAAGCACATCTTATGAAGAATAGCTGCTTTCGATAGAATTGACTTTCCAAACCCCCGTGGCAATATATTACATATCCTTGCCCCCGGTTTAGTAGAGATGAGTTTTTTAGACACTTCATGGTGAAATTGTGGAGAAGAACTCTTATTCAGGAAATCCTTTGGCAAGAATGCCCTTCCAAAGTACAAAAGGTCTTTATATGACCTTTTGAGTACATCATCGTTATGTTTTGACTCTGATGGAGGCGGTACTATATTGAACGGTTCTATGTCAGGCTTCGCCATATACATCAACTTTATCACTATTTCCGACCATTATCAATATATCATTATCTATATATATAGAATGACAATATCTACAACTATATCCTACAGGAGAGTATATTTCATTGAATACTATGAATTTGTCCATCATTCTTATACTATTATGGCATACCCTGCATTTTCGTATACTACTCACTATGACGGGCATATACTTTAATGGTATATCACTACGGAATGTCTTTTTCAGCATGGGCCATCAATTCTGCTTTGGCACCTTCAAGCTGTTTTAATTGTTCACTTGTAAATCCCTGAAATACCGTTAAAGACTCAGTTTTCTTATCACTAGGGAACATTCCTGCTATTTTCATCAATATTTCTATGGCCCTGAGCTTATCAGAGTCACGGCCACCGTCATTATCAATTATATGCTTAGCATTACCTAAAAGATACTCTTCATCGATACCAACACTACCAAGCATCTTCTTTGTCTCTTTACTTACCAATTTTTGAACCCTTTCTGTCTTTAACAGCGAATTTGCAGCTGACTGTGCGTATTTATTGTTATTTGTGGGAAATATACGTAAATAAGCCTGATCAGGAGGCATACCCTGAGCACAGTACTTTGCGAATATGACCTCACGTCCATTTGGCAATTTATCATTCTTACGAAACTGCCTCGGTCTTACAGACTTACTGAACCTGTATATATCATCTGCGGGCTTCCCTGCTATGTATATATTGTTCCTGATAGGATATGTTCCCAATAATGTACGTATATAACGCTCTCCATTACTGAATTCTCCACGTTGGAGTACTTTACATACCTGACCATCATCTGTCAATATCCAAGAATTGATGGGGGCAGTCCGCCAATCTTCATGATAATCGGCATCCTCATTATCATAAAACTCGTCTTTATCACTGTAAAGATATTCTGTACGGCCATTTACCAATTTAGAGAACAAAGTGTCACTCCCAACCTTATTACTTTATCGCCTATACGGCGCCCTCCGGACACTTATTTGTCTCCACTTATTGGTTGCCCCCATACAAAAGTCTTTCCATTCGTTATATCTACCACATCCAGCCTGAAATCACCATTAGGGAACCAATCAATGATACCAAATGCGTGAGCCCAGTTCACATGGCGTCCTTTCAGCCATATATTGGAATCAGCAGACATATCCTTTAAACAGCCAAGGCTGAACCCATGATGAGCCCCATCAACGTGGGTAACACCTATACGCTGTACATCATGCACATGGCCATACACTATATTCTTACCAAGATTCATAGCATGCTGTCTGGTGTGGTAGACAGTGGTGTAATGACCACCATGATAAAAGTACAATTTTCCAATTTTTAGGTACTTTCCGTATTTATAGTACTTATACCCCCGGTCTTTAAGATTCATGATGTTCTTGAACTCATATTGGGACAAATAGGGGTATTCCTCAACAAAGAAGTTCAACCAATTATCATGATTTCCCTCTATCATGTGTTTTTCAGTACATTTCACCTCTTTAAGCACATCATCGAACCTATCAAGCCCCTTATTTACCAATTCAGCCTCTTTTACCAGATCATCTATGGTATATTCCAATGGAGGCCTTCTTCTACGCTTATACCGCCATGGTGAAACACTATGCCATTCACCAAGATCACCAAGGCAGATGAATATTTCAGGTTTTACAAGCTTTATGGCCTTCAGCACACAGCTAATGGCCTTATCATCTTGAAAAGGAAAGTGGACATCAGGTATGACCACAGCCCTCTTATGTTTATTTTTTGTTCTTGCCACTGTTCTTTCCTGTATTTCTTTGATATATAACTATACCATCCCTCTTTCTGGCCATATCAGTAGGCATATCATCCCTAGCCATAGCTATAGCTATACGGCCACCAGAATCCTTGAAGGCGTCAGCACCCTTGCCAACAGCTTCAATGACCATTAAATGTCTTAAATTACAGTCGCAACACCATAAATGGAAAAAAGACTCAGAATCCACTACGAAAGCCTCATCATCGAATGTTTTAATGTGCATCTATATTCCCCTTATAACAAAATTCTCAAAATAACTGCATTTTTCATTAACTTGACACGGCTTACCAGCATATTTCTTACGTAATCTTACGTGAAGTAACTCATTTTCCCTGTAAAAGAACGCTCCAATACAATTGCCGTTGTCCCAATTAGCACAGTGCTGTCTTGCTTTGTCCTTTAGGGACGCCACTTGATCTTAACAGGGGTTCTCAAGGCCTTCATTACAGGGTCTTCCTTAGGTCTACCACGTTTTCTCTTCATTTTAGTACTTCCTTTCATGTTGTGTGAATATAATTATCAACCAGTATACCATTCAAGTCTTTATTTTTCCCCATAGCAGTACGTTATATGCATATAATAATAGCTATAGCTATAGCTATATTATATAATATATATATATATAAAGCATATATTACGAAAATGTGTGGAAATTGAAAAAATTGGTGTACAATGTGTGAGAGTCTTTATCCCCGCCCCCTATTGGGTCTTTTTAGTTACGAGGGTTAGGGATTTGGTTGAGGTTTCAATTATACATAATTCATGGTATATGACAAACGCTATGATTTTCTGAGGTAGGTGTAAAAATAAGTTCACGTCCGTAACTACACTATATACAACAAGACACTGACATTTAATTAGTATGTCGTGTCTTGTATCTATTGTCCTGTGATTTTTATTTGAATCTTGATATATTTAAAGATTGATTAGGAATTCTGGTGGTGGTATGTTCTGGTGTGATAAAAGGAGAAAACACGATGGGAAAACCCCTTAAGAATGCTACGAAAACTAACGTAGTAGGAAAAGGGATACGGTACTCTGATCATGACGTATTCAAATCAGTGTCGACTCGTTCAGACTTGACCAATGTAGGGACTGTCATATTTAACAACATGAAAAAACCCTATGTAGATAAGGACGGGATTATTACTGATAACAAAGGATACTACACTATGCTATACGGTCTAAGGGATGATGGTTTACGTCCTCCTATGGATAGTAGAACTGGTGGAGATTACTCTGAGGAAATGAACAATATCAAAGAAGAAGTAAGGAAACTTACTACCGACCCTAAAACGGGTAAAAAACGGGTCTTCTTAGGTGATGATGATATAGAGTATGTATTCATGAATCAGTGGAGAGATAAGAAGAAACTCCAATCGTATTCTAAAAAGGATAAGGAACCTAAATAGTCAACATGGTGTATAGGGATATGTTACGGAAAGGACAACAGTCAAGATTAACCTCTATCCCTATTTACACTCCTTTTTTCAACACACACATACAAAACACTTATAATTGAAATACTATAAAAAAATATTCTG